AGTTAATTCTTTAGTCCGTGGTGCATTATCAAACACATGGTAAAATGATTGGTTAAGTTCATCAACCACATTGATATTTTGATTAAAAGCTGAGGCTAACCCATTACCAATGTCGACCATTTGTTTACCTTTTCCGTTTGAACCAGTTAAAGTAGTCCATGTGGCCGTCATTGTACGTTGCTTGTTATCATATTCTGTTACAGCACTAGTAAGTTCGCCAAAAGATGCCGTCATACTTGACAAAGCATTGGTAATCCCATTAGCAACTAAATGGGCGCCTAGAATTGTACCGAATAAATGAGATGTCTTCTTAGCCTTGTCATCAATGCTATCAAGCTTAGAACGAACACCGTGCATAAATCCATGAGGTTCTTTTTCCATCGCTTTAAGTAGCTCGTTTTGGCTAGTCTTAGCTTTAGCCATGGCTGTTGCGGTTTCATTAACACGCACTTGCTGGCGTTTATAGGCGTCACTAGTAGCACCACTGGCCGTCTTAATCCGTTCCAGTTCGTTAGTTTGGGCTTTATACTGAGCCTCCATGTTAGAATAGGCCTGTTTTAAGCCACCCAATTTAGCTTTATTAGCTTCGGCTGACTTACCCTCGGCTTCTAGGCGCTTTACATAGGACTCACTTAAAGCTGTACTCTGTTTATAGCCCTTTTGTAGGTCTGCTAAACCTGAATTGTAATACTGTAGCTTTGACTTGGCTCGGTCTAGTTGACCACCCATACTGTCATATGACCGACTAGCCTTGTTAATCTGGTCAGACAGCTTTAGATAGGTTTCTTCACCGTCTTTAGTATCTCTGTTTAGACCTGATTGACGGGACTTTAACTCATCAATCTTAGCCTTTTGAGCTTCCATTGATTTGGCTAAGCCATCTACCCTAGCTGCGGCCGCCTTTTGATACTCTCCGGCTGATTTCAAGGCCGTTTCTTGAGCCTTCCAACCACTAGTGTTAGCTCTAACCTCAGCAGTTAACTGCTTGAGTGATTTAACGGCTTCTGCTGAATCTAGGCCAACCTTACTGGTCATCTCACGGCCAACTACTTTTTTAGCCATTCTTTTTTAACCTCCTTTTAGGCACAAACGCTTATAAGCCATACGTTTGATTAATGGCTTCTAGTGGGTCAACCAGTTCAGCACGGTCTTCCTTTTTACGAGCGTTTAAACTAGCCATCATATTAAAAAAGGAACTATCATCAAATTCTTTTGGCGATAACCCCTCGGTTAATAATTGTTTAGCTAGTAAGTTGAAGTCTTCCTGTTGGTTTTTCAACTTTAGGACTTCCTTTTTAAGCTCACCGTTACGCTTGTGCCGGCTTATTTTGACGACTTAGCATCTTCGATGGCTTTACGTTGCTTTTGTTCAGACAGCTTAATGTCAGCGTCTGAGATACCATTTAAGCGCATAATTAGATAACCAACACCTTCACCAAACCGTTCAATTGAGATGGTATCGTTAATCGTTTCCATCTGCTTGTCAGTGTAGCCCATAACCTGTTGCACAAAGTCGGTCATTTCGTCCTGTAATTCCAGGCCGTTTTTCATTGCGTCTAGTTCAGTGATCTCTTTTTCAGCATCCTGTGATTCCAACATGCCGATTTGAACTTTTGTAGCTAATCGAATGATATTGTTAGTTGGCGTTACGTCAGCTGTCTTGTTGATTTTAAAGTAATTTTTAGCATTGATTTTCATAATTGTTTGTACCCCTTTATTTAAATTTGTATGTATTAAAAAGGCCACCCAGTTAAGGTAAGCCTTTTAATTGTTGTTATTTACCAGGTACTACACTTGGTGAACTGGTGTAGCCACCAAACGTTTCAGCCATGAGCTTATCTAGTTTAAAGTTAGTATCATTTGACTTGGCGATCATATAAGGTTGTTGTACCCCGTTGGCAGCCAAGAAAATGTCTGGCTTTAATGGTGTTAAGACAGTACCATTTAAGACTGTTGAGTAAGCAGCTTCACTGTTGGTATCAGTGCTGTTGTTAGATGCTTCTTCGACAAATTCAATGTTGTTGAAACATTCATAAATTGAGATGTTGCCATCTAATGATTGACTTTCTGCAATTAAAGCGACGTGTGGCTTAGGCAGTTGGCGTACCCAAGCGCCCGTGTCAGGATTTTGTGTAAACCCTTTAAGCATTTGGTTAATCTTGAAGTCCAAGTCTAAAGCGGTTAAAGCCAGCGTAGGCATAGACTTACCATAAGCTGTTCGTTTGATTTGTCCATTACCCCAACCAGGCGTCCCGGCCGCTTCAATAGCAGTCACGTTAATTTGACTGAAACCTTCACCTTGGTGGTCAGCAACATAAATTCCGTCAGTAGATAGACCTTTGGTAGCGTCTTTAATTAAGTCGCCGTTATCGTCTAGCAAAGCAAAAGTTGCTTTTACAATGTTGTGTTTTGACATTTAAATATCTCCTTTTAAATCATTTCATTTTTAGTTACGTAAATTGTTTTGGTCACTTGGTCGGTATCCGGGTCAGTTGTGTGGTGCTGACTAGATACAATTAACCAACCGGCCTCTTTAAAGCTCTTCATTAAAGCTATTTCAGCTTCCAATGGGTTAAAGTCATCGGCTAGGTTGACCTTATAAAAGATTTGAATCTCAACACCCATTGCTAATCCTTTAAACGTGCTGTTTGCAAGATAGGCCGGACTTGAATCGGTCTCTTGTAATAGCATGACTGTTAAATCAGTGTTGTCTAAATCTTCCTTAGGAATTGTATTCAGGTAGACTTTATCAAGCCACGTTAAATTGAGGGCGTTAACTAGGCTGGCTACCTGTGATACTGGTAATAGCATTAGTCATCGTCCCCCTTCTTATATTCATCTAGCATGGCGTTAAAGACATCATCTTGGCTGTTGGCTAAGTTCTCATCAACAAAGTGATCAGCCCTAATGTGTTTAGTACCATCGTTTAACCTCATGGCGTTCATGTCATGATACTTGTTAGTCCAGCCGACAATCGAGCTTCCGTCATGTTCACCGTCTATATCGTTAGCGCTATAGCTTATATTGTCAGCCATGTGTCCGTACTTCTCGTCTTTATGACTTGAATAGTGTTTCTTTCTCGTGACTTCCGTCAAGTTATCAGCTAACTTCTTAGCTCCGGCAGCAGTTATCTTCTCTTGTTCAGCCTCGTTAGGGACTAGCTTGTGGACGTCTTTAAGCCAGCTTGCTAGTTGGTCGGCCATATCATCGTTTGCCATAGCTAAGCCCCCTTAGTAACGAGTTTTAAAGTCAGGTAGTCGTAAGTTAAATAGCCATTTGAATCGTCCATGCTGTCGTTAACCACACTGTAAAGGCTACCTTGATATTGGCATTTAACACCCTCTTTAACGGTGCTATTGTGACGTACGATGACAACAACCTCATCTAATTGTTCAGCTGTTAATTGGTAGCTACTAGCAATGCTCCTCGTGTAAGGGGCACACCATAAACTGGCCGTGACTACAAACGTCTGCTTAGATGTTCCATTAATCGGGTTCTGAACAGTTTTAGTTGTGCCTATTTGAAGCTTACGGTTAAATCTGGCCGGTGTAAGTTTATTTAAAGCCATTTATCCAGCCCCCTTAGCGAGGCAAATCGCATCTAAGTGATCAAGCATTAGTAAAACACCTTTGGGCTGTCCGTTGGCTAGGTTGCGATCATAATAAAGTGCCTGAGCCAATGTGATGATAGCCCGTGCATACAAGGGACTGTCTGCAATATCTGGATAGGCAGAGTATTCAATGCTATCATTTACAATTAACTGGCTAGATACTAACAAACTAGTTATTGTAGCCAATTCTTCGTCAGTCTGATCAATATGCAACTCATCGCACACTTGTTTAGCCAACGTTTCATCAATTGTAATTTAGATAACCCCCTTTCAATTAGCCGCCCGTCTTGTTACCGTACTGTGTATTTATTAGCGACTAGTTAAATGCTACTTTCCAGTGCCTGCGGTTGAGCCTGACGTAGTATTGGTTGTGCCCTTGATGTTGACAATTAAATCCTTACGAGCTTGAACAACATCTTCACGCAAATAGATCCCCAATTGTTGATACCAAACATCATAGGTATCCATGAATTTACCGGTAATTTCGTTGTTTTTAAAGTTAATAACCGCCTTTTGCAACGGTGCAATAATGATATTTACATCGCCAGCCTTAGCGCTTGGGAACAACGTATCATCAATCACAACAACCGTTTTGCCAAGAATCGTGCTACCAGTTCCCTTAGTTAAATCTGGTTGAACCAGTGGACGACCCTGAGTGTCTTTTAGCTGGTCCAAAGCATTAAAGGCAGATTGAGACAATACAATTGAAGCGGCTGCACTATCGTTAGGCTTCAACGTCATGTTAAGTGCCGTCTTGATAGCTGCAACCAAGTCAGTCGCTTCCACAGCGGTAACGCCATCGGTCAACGCCTTAATAATTAAGTCATCATCAGTGTTATCACGTAATGTAATCAAATTTTGGGCTAGTTCTGATTGCCAATCATAGTCGGAATCGCTGAGCAAGTCCTGTGAGTATACATATGCTCCAGTCTTTGTTTGCAAATCCCAATTAATTGGAACAACTTTCAACATATTGTTTTTAGTCGTCGCACCGTATTCAGAATGGTCTGATAGTTTTTCATCAGTGTCCCACATTACTGGCAGCTTGCCAGTAGTATGTTTGACTGATACAGTCCGAACTAAGCTGCCTAAACGTGGGAACTGGTGTGTTTCGTGTTCTACGTTTAAAATATCTTGTGGGATAAGTACAGACCCATCAGATAAGCCAATACCCCCAGTTACATCACGTGTTGTTTTACCATTTTTTAACACAGAAAGCATATCCCGCTTGTTAATTTCCATTTCCTTATCTTTAGTTAATGTCTTCAATTTTTCTGACCCTCTTTTATTTTTAGTCTTAGTTTTTGAGTCTTCCTCAAGTTCTGAATCATCAGAACTGCCATCATCTGATCCACCATCGTCACTATCATCAGGATCATCATCCCGTTTAGAACTTTTAGTCTGCTTTTTAGTGGAATCAGTAGTGCTTTCACCATCGTCTTCGGTGTTATCACCATCTTCTTTATCTGAATCACCCTTAGAATCCGTCTTAGAAGCACGGTTTTCTTCTTCACTTAGCAATTTCAAAGCTTCGATTTTTTCACGTAGACCGTCACTTTTACTGCGTAATTCCTTTACTTCATCGACACTACGTTTGATTTCGGCAATGTCGCTATCTTCCTTGTCCAAAAGTGATCGTGAAGCAATCGTTTTAGCTTTTAACTCAGCTTCATTTTTTGCTAGTTCTTCTTGCAAAGTTTCGATTTTCAAGTAATGTCACTCCTTTTCTAATAAATCCAACAAAAAACCGGCCTTGAGCCGGTATTGTTGATCATCGTTAAATTGTTTAAGCCCTCGTGATACCGATACTGAAGTTTGCGTGTAAGCAGGCAATGCTGTAATACTAATTTCAACTAACTGGTCAATTTGATTAACGGTATGAATAACATTGTCGTTATTATCAAATTCCCAGTCGTCATCAGCAATCGTGAAGCCAAATGAGCAGCCTTTTAAGTTCCCATTCTTGATGTTTTCATAAACATCTCGTCCTAACGTCGTGTTCGGCATGTTCAATGTGAATAAAACACCGTTCTGATCAACCTTTAATTCTAGTGAGCCACTATCGACCCGCCCTAGAATGTTGTCTAAGTTATGGTCATACAGTGCAATGACACTGTTCATATTGACACCGTCGAAAGCGTCTGGACTGATATACTCGGTAAAGCCCATGTCTTCACTGGGTTTGCCAAATACTACTGCATAACCGCTTACTTGGCCAATTGCTGTGGTATCATCACTTGATAAATCACGAGTTTTTAAGTC